AAAATACAAGCAAGGATTAAAACTTGAGCCATCTACCCGCTGGAAATATGTGTTTGATATAGCAACAAATGTTAAGCGTTGTGGTGAAGATACTGAAGATGGATGTGGATGTTTGCAACCAAATAAGATAAGGAAAGAAGGACTTTCTACTATTTTCGCGGAATGGAAGGGTGATGGTCCAGATGCTGAACCAATGATTATAAAACTTACGCCTGAGATCGTATTGAAAATATTAAAAAGAATTTCAGATGAAGATGTACATTTTATGGGTTTTAGTCCAACATGGTCGAGACCCGATTGGATGGTTTGTCAAGTGATGTCTGTACCACCTCCAGCAGTTCGTCCTTCCGTAAAGCACGATTCGCAACAGAGATCAGAGGATGATTTGAGTCATATTTTGGTCAATATTATCAAAACGAATAAAACACTTCAAGAAAAAATACAAAACAATGCACCAGCAAATGTCATTGATGACTGGACTACAGTGTTACAATATTATGTTGCTACACAAGTAGATAATAAAATACCTGGTGTAGCATCGGTAGCACAGCGTTCAGGAAGACCATTGAAGTCTATTAAGGATCGTTTGAATGGTAAAGGTGGTCGCATGAGAGGAAATCTTATGGCGAAACGTGTAGATTTTAGTGCTCGTTCGGTTATTACAGCAGACCCAAACATTTCTATTCGCGAACTTGGCATTCCGATGAAAATCGCGAAAAATATTACGAAGCCAGTCGTTGTAAATAAAATGAATAAAAGTTATCTTTTAAAGTTGGTCTATAATGGTCCGGATGTTTGGCCTGGTGCTAAGAAACTAAATAAACCCAATGGAGAGTCCATTGATTTGCGATACATTGATAGAAAATCAGTCGTTTTAGAGGAAGGTGATATTGTACATCGTCATATGATGGATGGAGACGCGGTATTGTTTAATAGACAACCGACTCTTCACAGAATGAGTATGATGTGTCATATTGCCAGAATCATGAAACGAGGTGATACATTTAGAATGAATGTCGCAGACACTAAACCTTATAATGCGGATTTCGATAAACACTCTGTCGAAAACATGGGGCGCTAAAAGCGTGATACCCCATAGTCAAATGATTCTAATACAAAACTACTTAAATAAAAATCTCTATTGTAACATAATATGGAACCATCAAAACGCTTTAAACTATCAAAAGAAATTATAGATGATCCAACCGAAAGATATTGCGAAATATATAAAATAATAAATCTTACAAGTGGCAAAGTATATGTAGGACAAGCAGTTTCTCATATTTTAAACCACAAAAGATATAGACCATACGGACACGAAGGAAGATTTAAATGTCACATATCAGAAGCTTTCTCACAAAAGAAAAATCAATCACATTATTTAAATAATGCCATAAGAAAATATGGTGTTAATGAATTTGTTGTTGAATTGATTGAGTATTGTGAATTAAACCAAGCAGACGATAGAGAAATACATTACATAAAACATTTTAATAGTTTATTTCCTAACGGATATAACTTGAAAAATGGTGGAAATGTATTTACTCATAGTGAAGAAAGTAAGCGTCGTGTTTCTAATGGAGTTATAAATTATTTTAAAGATAAAAAATATGAAAGGTTTAAAAATGTCAAATATTTGGATGAGGATATTGAAAAATACATTAAACCTTTAAATAGAAATAATTCGCAATATGGTTGGTATGTTTATATTGACAAAATTAAAGCAGATTTTGGTGGTGTCCATATTTCATTAGAAGAAAGTAAAAAGAACGCAATAGAATTTATAAATAATTTAAAGAATCATTTGGCAAAACACCTTGATGCGGGGAGTCCCTTAGAGCCTATGCTATCTAATAAATAGCAGAACCACTACTAAGTCTATGTTGGAAACACATAGATGGCCGAGATAGAACTCGGGTATAGTAATAATGTGGAGGATTGGGTAATCCGCAGTGTTACTTCCTAATGTCGTTTGGCAGACAAAGGAAGGCATTCAGAGACTGAACGGGTGTTGGTGAGCGATGAAGGATTAGCCATCCTGAGCTTGCTTAAGATACAGTCCGACCCTTTGGGAAACCCTTGGGATTATGTCGGGAGACGAAATGAATTTACATATGCCTCAGGATCCAGAATCTGAGGCCGAATTGAAACATTTGGCTGCTGTGCCATATCAAATAATTAGTCCAGCCAATAACAAAGCAATCATCGGCATTTATCAAGATTCAATGCTTGGTTGTTATCAATTCACGAGAGAAAATGTCAAATTTACACCAAGAGAAGCAATGAATATACTAATGATGTTTGATGGTGTAAATACAAAGGAATTATTTAAAAATCCAGAAAAACCAATTACATGCTTTGACATTTTGTCGCAAATTATGCCCCCATTGTCAATGAAATACAAAACAAAATCTTTTAAAGATGGTAAAGACGATGTTGCAACATCTAACGGAATTGTAGAAATAAAAAATGGCGAATACATTCGTGGTCAAATAGACAAGGATGTTGTTGGCGCTGGAACAAAAGGATTACTTCAACGGGTTTGCAATGATTTTGGCAATTTCGCATCAGCTAAGTTTGTCGATGATTTACAAAATATCGTTACAGAATATTTAAAAACAAGTTCATTTAGTGTTGGTATTAGTGATCTTATTTCAAATCAAAAGACAAAAGAAGAAATCATAAATATTATTACAAAAAAGAAAACGGATGTGAAAAATATCATAGATCAAACACAAATAGGTGTTTTTGAGAATAACACAGGAAAAACAAATGAAGAAGAGTTTGAAACAAGAGTAAATAATATTTTGAATCAAGCTTCTTCAGAAGCAGGTAAGAAGGGTAGAGAAAATTTGGATAAAAACAATAGATTCGTTATAATGGTTACAGCTGGATCTAAAGGTTCAGATTTGAATATTTCACAAATGATTGCTTGTTTGGGACAGCAAAATGTAGATGGAAAACGTATTCCTTATGGTTTTGAGCACAGAACTCTTCCACATTTTAGTAAATTTGACGACTCGCCAGGAGCAAGAGGATTTGTTGAAAGTTCCTACATTAACGGTCTTTCACCTCAAGAATTGTTCTTTCATGCTATGGGTGGTCGTGTTGGTCTTATTGATACCGCTGTAAAAACTTCTACTACTGGTTATATCCAAAGAAGATTGATTAAAGGTTTGGAAGATTTGATGGTTGGTTATGACATGACAATTCGCACAAACAAAAATAAAATTGTCCAATTTCAATATGGAGAAGATAATATTGACACGGTTAAGGTAGAAAATCAAACAATCCCTATTGTTACAATGAGTGTTCAAGAAATTTATTCACATTTTAACATTCCAGAAGAGTCTGGAAAAGTAAAACTATTATCTAATATATTTTTGAAAAACACATTAACAAGATATAGAAAACAAATACCACAAATGACAGAATATTGTACGAAATATACTGATTTCATGATAAAAATGCGGGATGAAATTATTACAAATGTCTTTAAAAATAAAAGCGAAAGTGTTGTAAATTGTCCTGTTGCGTTTTCATATATAATTAGTAACATCCAAGGACAATCCAACATAACAAACACATCCTTGGTTGATATTACTCCAGCAGAAGCATTTGAACTTATTGATAATTCATTTAACAATCTTTTGAAAAATCATTACGCACCACCAACATTATTGTTTAAAACTCTATATTATTACTATTTATCTCCAAAAGATCTATTGATTGTGAAAAGATTTAATAAAAATGCGCTTACTCTTTTGTTGGATACTATTACTATTAATTATAAAAGAGCTATCGTAACTCCTGGAGAAATGGTTGGAATGATAGCAGGTCAAAGTATTGGCGAAGTTTCAACACAAATGACACTGAATACATTTCATTTTGCTGGTGTAGCATCAAAATCCAACGTAACTCGTGGTGTGCCGAGAATAGAAGAATTGTTATCTCTTTCTGAGAAAATTAAGAATCCATCCATTACAGTACATTTGAAAGAGGAGGATGAAACCCAAAAAGAAAAGGCTCATTCAATAATGTATATGTTAGAACATACTAAATTGAAGGAAGTAGTGAAATCTGTTCAGATTTGTTTTGATCCTGATGATTTAAATACACTTATAGAAGAAGACAAAGATATGATACAACAATATAGAGCATTTGAAAGTATGGTAAATGAATGTGTAGAGCAAAACTGGGAATCGGATGAAAATGAGAAATCGAAATGGATACTTAGAATGGAAATGGAGCCTGAAATTATGCTTGAAAAAAATATTACAATGGATGATATAAATTTTACAATAAATAATTGCTATGAAGGTGAAATTAAATGTGTTTATTCTGATTACAATTCAGATAAATTATTATTTAGAATTAGAATGAATGATGTAATTAAAAACTCCTCAAAAGGAGGACAAAAGAAAACAAAAATTAATCCTTTAGATCAGTCAGATCAAATTTATATTTTGAAAAATTTTCAGGATCAACTTTTAAACAATGTTGTGTTGAGAGGAATAAAAGGAATTAATAAGGTAATCCTTCGTAAAATTCAAGACAATGTTTTTGAAAAAAATGGCGTATATAATAAAAAGGATATTTGGGTTCTTGATACTATTGGTACGAATCTTTTAGAAGTATTGTCTCTTGATTATATTGATAATAAAAGAACATTTAGTAATGATGTTGTTGAAATATACAATGTACTTGGAATTGAAGCAGCAAGACAAGCTATATTTAATGAGTTAGTAGATGTGATCTCATTTGACGGTACATATATCAATTATCACAACTACAGTGTTCTTTGTGATAGAATGACATTCACCAGTAAAATGATTTCAATCTTCAGACATGGGATTAATAAAGATGATATTGGCCCAATAGCAAAAGCTTCGTTTGAAGAAACTCCTGAAATGTTCTTGAAAGCGGCAAGACATGCGGAGTTGGATACTCTAAGAGGTGTTTCTGCGAATGTGATGTGTGGTCAAGAAGGATTCTTCGGAACAAGTGCATTCCAAGTTATTTTAAATATTGAAGAAATGCAAAGGTTAGAAAATACAAGTGATTATTTACAAAAAGATGAAAATGTTGTCATTGAAGAATTCTTTGGAGAAGTGGAAAATCCAGATGATTCTTGTAGTATTACAAAAATAGCTATACAAAATAATGTTATTAGTATTAAGGTTGAAGATACTGGAGATGATGACAACTACAATCCTGGATTCTAAAATCAAAATCAATAAATAATAAATAATAAATAATAAATAATAAATAATAAATATTATTAAATACAAATT